GGTGGGCAGTTGCTCAAGCGCGTCCATCGTCTCTTTGAGCCCGTGGATTTTGAATGTGAAGGCTGGTTGCGGCATTATTCCCCTCGCGCAGTTACGGTCAGTTCAAGCCCCTCGCGCCTGCCAAGCTCGATGGCCGCCTGAATATCGTATTCCTTACCGGCGGCATCGATGAGCATGTCCAGCGGCCCCACGTCATCCCGGAAGCGGATGCGATATTTGCACACGATGTTTGCAACAACCTGTTGAGCCGCCCATTTTTCCGCGCCCTTCAATTCCCGCCTCTCGGCCCATACTTGGTGGGGTAGGGAAACGATCTTGACCTTGTTCGAGTCGTTCAGCGTGGTTTCAGCCGTGGCGACAAAGACATCGTATTTGATGCGCCCGGTCCCGAAATAGTTCAGCGTGGTGGCCGTGATTTGATATGTGACGCCGATGGTCAGCTTTCCTGAAGAAATCTCGGTTCCCACTTTCACAAGCGGAATCCATGTTTCAATGGCTTCGCCGTAGTCGTTCGTGGTGATAACCTTTTCTTTCAGCGTGACAATTTTATCCATTTGCCCGGCGCGCATATCAGAACCTCGTATGAATTCGGTATTGCCTCAGCAGGCCATCAATGGCGTTCTGGATGTAGCTCACGGCAACGCCCAGAACGACCGAGCCCCGGTTCTCGTACAGGTCGGAAATTTTCAGCAGCATGGCCGCCTTGATTGGTTCCGGCACATCTGCCGCCGCATCGCCGTACCCGGCCTCAACGGTGATCTTGATTGGCAGGCTCGGATAAAGCGTTTCTGAGGGCCATGATTCATCCGGCTGCAAAACCAGCCGCCCCGGCTCGCTCACGATGTCCTCATCAAAGGCCGTGAATGAATTGGCATAGGTGGAATCATCTTCGAGCTTGTAGGCGATGGTGGCCGATTGCAAAGGCGGGTAGGGAATAACGATATCCCCGTCCGGCCATTCATCCAGGTAGTATTCCCATGTCTGAGTAACCAGCCGCCGCCCGGTTTCCTGCTCGGTCTGCACCCGCGCCG